TCAATACTATACCGCTGCTGCGTCCTATATTCTTTCTTGGAACGGTAGTTCAGAATGGGTAATACAAGATATTTTCCAACAGCAGTGGGAGGGTGGTTCCAGTGAAAATGATGCTTCGGGAACCTATACAAGCAGTAATTCTTCTTCGTCTTCGTCTTCTTCATCTACTGTAACCATAGAGGTTACCGTCCATGACTCACCCTGTAGTCCTTCTAGTTCTAGCTCTTCTAGTTCTAGCTCTTCTAGTTCTAGCTCTAGTTCTAGCTCTAGTTCTTCTAGTTCTAGTTCTTCTAGCTCTAGTTCTTCTAGCTCTAGCTCTAGCTCTTCAGGATCTTCAAAAAGTTCATCTTCAGTATCGGAAGGAGACGGAAACCCATGAAAAACTTAACTGATTGGTTTGACCGCGTTTATGTCATTAACTGCAATCATCGAGATGATCGTTTACAGCTTGTTAAAGAACATTTTGAAAAAACAGGGATAGCTAATAAGGACTTGGTCTATTTTTATCCTGCTGTGTATGGTCAATGGGTTACTACTCCCGCTGATTGGACTTCAGGCGCAGGGGCTTGGGGGTGTTTAAGATCTCATCAAAGAATATTAGAGGATGTCATGCATTCAAGGGATTCTAGGGGAGAGATATCACTTGATCGAATATTAATTTTAGAGGACGACGTAATTTTTAAAGAGGGTGCTTTGGAGAACTTAAATATTTTTATGGAAGATCTCCCATCCGATTGGGATCAAATATATTTAGGAGGGCAGCATAGGAGAGACCCTGATAAAACAGACTCACCTAATATAATAATAGGTAATTCTATAAATAGAACTCACGCCTATGGTTTAAGTCGAGGTGTTTACGAACAGTTCTATAGACATATTTCTTACGCAACAGACTACAAAAACACAGTCAAACATATTGACCATCAGTTAGAAATGGCTCATAGGCGTAAAGATTGGAAGGTTTACTGCCCTAAAGAATGGTTATGTGGGCAGCGAGAAGGTTTGTCTGACATTAACTGTAAAACCCACAAAGCTAATTATTGGGAGTTGTGAATATTTGGAGTTATTGGGAGGGACCAAAACCTCAATGGATTCTAGATTGCCAAGAAAGCCTTGTTCGGCATGGGGGTGGTTACGTAAAAATTTTAAATTGGGAAGATTTTGATAAAATATGGCGGTATGAAAGAGACTTACCGATTACTAGTCTTTATGTGGCTCAGAAAGCAGACTTTATTAGGTCTTATTTGTTAAGGTATTTAGGTGGTATGTGGATCGATGCAGATTGTTTAATAATGCGCGATTTAACTCCAATAATTAAAAGCTGTGAGTTCTGGGATTTTATTTTTTATAGGCAAAAAGATGGAGCATTCTCAAACGCTTTTATTGGAGCAAAAAAAGATAGTAAAACTGCTAGACACTTCTACGACGGGGTTGTTTGGCAATTGAATCAAGGTAAGGAACTGGGGTGGACGGATTTAGGTCAGTCAAAGCTGTGGGAAGCAGTCCATAACGCTAATTCTAATTGTTTACAATTAGCGACAGAGTTAATATCTCCTTATGACTGGTCTGAAGGGGCTGTATTTTTAAGTAATGGGAGTTTTGAGGAGCATAAAATAAAAGAGCATCCTAGATCGCTAGCTTATATGATAAGTAATCACAGTGTGGGTGGGGCTAGAGACGAGATAATATCAGCTTTTAACGAGCCTAATTCTTTATTTTCTCACTTAGTTCAGAAGTCTGTAGACAACAAATTTACTTAATTTCTCAGTGATTGACTTTACTTTAGCCTAATTGTAAGGTTATCCCATGCCAGCTTTGACCGTAAAGGCCGTAACTAAAGCCTTATCAGAATACGTCCGGCCTGACGAAGACCTTGTAGCCAAGCTGAATCTAGTCATGCCCCGCCTCTACGCGATGGGGATGTGGAAGGATTTACTCTATGACTGGTCTATCGAGACTACGAACGATTATTTCGCGATGCCTGAGCATTCTGAGAGCCTTTTAGGGGCTATGCTAGAGGATTCTCCAGTAGAAGCCCGTTCTCAGTGGCATGATTACCGGATCGGGGGCTACGCGAAAGCTGGTCCTTCGCCTATTTTTGGGGTCGTTGACGACGGGTATCACCCCACAAAAGAGAGCATTGCCCACACTACAGCCGCTCATATCTACACTTTATTGATAAAACCCGTCGCCCCTAATACAACCTTACCTACTGAGGGATCAATAACAATTGTTTATGGACGAAGTAGTGATGGAGTAGTAGGAGAAGATGTTGTCGAATCTTACACGTTTGAGTTGAGTGGGGGTAGTTCAGCCACTCCTCCCACAACGGCTTATCAAGTAATGGATATTAAATCTATTAGTTTTGAAGATGTTCCAGAGAAAGTTCAAGTAGGGACTCAAGCAACTACCGATATTCATGAGCCTATACTGGCAATCATTAAAGGCGACGGCGTAGCCCGCTACCGCCGATTCCGGTTTAGTAATCCCTCCGCTGAGGTTAAGAACATTAAGCTTCTACTCAAGCGAGCATGGGAGCCAGTCCTCGTTCAAGACGACCTAATCTATCTTGGCAACCTAAACGCTATTAAACACGGCCTTTTAGGTATGTTAGCGGAGGACAACGCTGATTTAGAACGCGCTCAATACCACTGGACGATTTGTCAAAAGCTTCTCGACGAGGAGCTAGACGCTGCCAGAGGAGCCGCCAAACCACGAGTTTCTTTAGATCCATCAGGATCTGGGTCCACCATCCCCAATATAATGTAAAATGTTTCAACACATCACTCACCCAATATCCGGTATCGTCGGCTCTGCCGTTGCCTTTATGTCTACTTTGCCAGAAGATCTGGATATGGGCATCCAACTTATCTCGACTTTTCTCGGATTGATTATCGCCGTCCTCTCTGCTATAACAGCAGTTGAAAAATTCAAAAATCGTAAGAAATGATTGATTACATATTAGAAAACAAAGACGAACTCTTCGGAATCGTCACCGCCGTCATCGCAGCCGCATCCGCTATCGCTGCCCTTACCCCTACACCGAAGGATGATACATTCATCGGCAAGGCATATAAGGTTGTAGACTGGCTCGCGCTTAATGTCTTCAAGGCTAAGGACAAGTGATTAAACTGCTCACTGAGCTAATCAAAGCTTATGTTGCTACATTGAACTGGAAAAGGAGATGTTATATTTATGAGCTGGAAGATGAAATCGACGATCTCGCTGCTGACGGTTCTGCTGCTGCCAAGCTGCGTATCGAAAGGTTATCGAGACGCCTCCGCTTTGAACAGAAGTGCGCTCTACGATCCACCAACAATCACGTTGATTGAGGGGGCTGAGTATCAGTTTAAGGAAGGTATCTTCGTCGGTGATGGCCAGAAGTTCCACAGCGATTACAGCTACCGACGCGCCATTATTATCGCAAAATGAAGCCAAGCGAAATACTCGACAAGATTCTCGAATTAATAGCCGCCTACAGAGCGGCTAAAGCTGCTAAACGTAAGAAGGTAAAGAAGCTCAAGAAAGTCGCTATTTGTGTCGGCCACAGCCGGATCGGCGATAAAGGTGCGAGTTCTGTCGGCGGCGTGGATGAGTGGACTTATAACAAGAAGGTCGCTGACCTTTTGCAAAACCACCTACGTCATCAAGGGATTCATTCGGTTGTTTTCGACGATTACCCATCAGAGAGTTACGGGCGTGCGATGGATTGGATTGCTCAGAGCGTAGCAAAAGAGAAGTGTGATATAGCGATTGAACTTCACTTCAACAGCTACTCAAGCTCAAAAGCAGAGGGCTACGAATACCTCTACTACCATACGAGTAATAACGGACGGCGTTTGGCTGACTGCTTCTGTAAAGCACATTCTGAAACCTTTAAAGTGCAGAAGGACAGAGGCATAAAGGCAATCGAGTCTGACGGTCGTGGGGCCGGATTCTTGCGGAGCGTCCCACCACCTGCCGTGATATGCGAGCCTTTCTTCGGCAGTTCCCCGAAGGAATGGATTCTCTTTGACGCAAAGCACTCACTACTAGCCGACGTATACGCACAAGCGATTGTCGAATACTTTAACAACTCATGAGAAACTACCGAAAAGAATACGACAACTACCAAGGTAAACCGAAACAGAAAAAGAATCGGGCTAGCCGTAATGGCGCACGTCGAAAGATGAAGAAGCTTTTAGGTAAGAAGGTCAACGGTAAAGACGTTGACCACAAGGACGGGAATCCGAAAAACAACTCACGTAAAAATTTAAGATTACTCAGTAAATCGAAGAACAGATCTAAAAAGTGAAAACGCTAAAATCAGTCATGATCGCTGGTCAGCGGATCAAGATTCACAGGACTGAGTTAGATGATTGCTACGGACAATACTTACACGAAAAACGAATAATCCAGTTACATAAGAAACTACCTGAACACGAAATTATACCGACCTTACGTCATGAAATGTTACACGCCGCCTTCCATATCTCTGGCATCTCGTTTTGCGAGAGCTTCCAAGAAGAAGCCTGTATCCGTTGCATCGACGAAGTTTTCTTTCCGGCTTACGAAAGAATCCTTAAACGCTTAAAATAATGCCTGACCCAGTTTTAGTAAAACCAAATAAGAAAGCCTACAGCTTTAGTAAGCTCGCCGATGTGTTAGGGCCGAAAGAAGGGTTTGTCAATAGACCCTATAAAGACTCGAAAGGGTTGTGGACAATAGGCTATGGAAACCTAATCGGGGACGGTAGCTTAGACGCCTATAAGAAATCTCCATATTATACAGGTAAGATCACGATGGGTAAAAGTGGCATCGCTAAAAAAGCTGATTTATCTGGTAAAGTGATTACTGGGGAGGTGGCTCGGAACATGATGTTAACCTCGATTGGTGAGAAAGCTAAACTCGCTATCGAAGATGATATGATTGGAGACAAGTTTTTTGACCTTTCTCCAGAACTTCAGGACGAGGCAATATCTTCGATCTATCGAGGTGGTCTATCTGGTTCCCCAAAGACGATGCAGGACATCAGAGAAGGGAAGTTTGCAGATGCCGCGAAAGAGTTTTTAGATAACGAAGAATACCGTCAGGCTAAAAAGTCTGGGTCTGGTGTAGCAAAAAGAATGGAAGCTCTTTCTAACTTGCTGAAAGAGGAAGCGAATAAGAAAGCGTCGTTCGCAGAACGGGTAGAACAGAGGGTGGCTGAATGAAGAAAAAATCAAAATCTCGCGTCAATGAAGCAGGCAACTACACGAAGCCTACAATGCGGAAGCGTTTGTTTAATTCAATCAAAGCAGGAACAAAAGGCGGTAGAGCCGGACAATGGTCAGCCCGCAAAGCACAGCTACTAGCAGCGAGATATAAAAAAGCAGGAGGAGGATACAGAGACTAATGAAACAATTCAAACCACACATGATGTATGATAAGTCTGGCAAAGGCTACAAGGCTAACACCTACGAGCAGCACCTTGCCATGAAGAAGAAAGGCTATGGCCACACTAAGCCATCTACTAAGAAGAAGGCTAAAAAGATCATCCGCAAACGCTCCGGTTACTAATGCCTAAGAAAGCTTCACAGAGGTCTCTCGACAATTGGACACAGGAGAAATGGGGAACCAAATCCGGCAAGCCGTCTTTGGAGACAGGTGAGCGGTATTTGCCAAAAGCTGCGCGTGAAGCTTTGACTAGTGAAGAGTATTCTCGAACTAGTCGCAAGAAGCGGAAGGGTATGAAGGCTGGTAAGCAGTTCGTTAAGCAGCCTAAAAAGATTGCGGAGAAAACTGCACGCTACCGGAGTAAAAGCAGCCTTCTTAAAAAGGCGCGTAAGAAATGATCTATCAAGCACTAGAAAAAATAATTAAAGACTTACAAGAGGCTTTAAATAATCTCAAGGAAGAAGATTCTAGTTCTAGTTCTAGCTCTAGCTCTAGCTCTAGCTCTAGCTCTAGCTCTAGCTCTAGTTCCAGTTCTAGTTATGCGCCTTGGCCTCGATTCAAGTATCTGGATGGTGAGTTCAAAGGGAACCTAACTAAGACGCGCACGATGAGTCTTAGCGACGATGGGACGATTCATTCATTAGGGTATAAATCAGACGTATATATCAAAACAAACACTACCGAAGACAGGATCGAGAGGCAGGATACAGGCTACAAGGGATTCATAGGGACTGTAGAAGCATCAGACGGCTACACTTATTTCTTACCCGCCTATGCGACTTCGATAGCTCGATTAGGTAGGAAGACTGGATCAATTTCTGTGGAGAAGAAATTCAGGATGAGTCCTCAAGTTAGGTCAGGGGCAGAGGGGAACAACGGAATAATCTACATGCCCTCTTACACGAAGACGCTCCAGATTTTCACTTACGATACTAAGACAGAAAAAGTGTCCTCGTTCAGACCGCCCAAACCAAAGAGGTTTACGATGTTTAATCATATCTGGGGAGCGGCTTCCGATAAGAAAGGGGAGATCTACATGCCGCCCGCACTCGGAACGAGCGTTGCAAAGATCGACAAAAATGGAGGGTTTAAATATCTAGACGGCCTACCAGTCACATCTGGTGTGTATGGCTTCTCAGTCAAATATGTAGGGGCTACCTATGTTGAGTCGGTGAATAAAATTTTCTGCCTGCCGCGACAAGGTAAAATGTTTTTGGTAATAAACTGCGAGGACGATTCTTACCAAGAATTTAAGTTACCTGAAGACTACCTGTCGGTCGCTAATAAAAACAAAAACTTTCACGGCTATCTTGGACCTGACGGTTGGCTATATAGCGCGTTCTGGGCAGATACGAAATGTTTTCGGATTAACCCCAACACGCTTGAGTTTCAGTGGAAAGATTACGAGGATGACTTTAAGGATGGTAAACCCACAGCCAAAGAAGGTTCCGGCATAATGAGCCTCGGAACAGGTTACTCGACAGCAGCCTTAGTTAAAGGCAACAGTGTATATTTAGGGTTAGCTGGGACATCTAGAGCAATCAAACTTGAGTTTGATGTTTAACCAAATAAGTTTTGAGTCGGTTCATACTTTACAAACCTACACCAGAAGATGTCGCGGAGGCATGTCGTAGGTCCGACGCTCTAGGTAATCTAAGGACGTCGTTCACTAACGGCAAAGGTAACATGACTGGCTTCTTAGGTGAGGTCGCCTTTGAGAATACTTTTAAACAGTTTAACTATGTCGGCGATAAGTCCTACACTCACGACTACGAATATAAAGGTCTCAAGGTTGACGTTAAGGCTAAGAGCTGCAACACCCCACCTAAGCTAAACTATAATGCTTCCGTTGTCAGGACGAGGTTCAGTAAGTTTGAGGCCGACGTATACTTCTTCATGCGGGTCCACAAAGGTCTACGGAAAGTATGGCTATGCGGGTGGTCCTCTAAAAAATCTATTATAAACAAGAAACGATTCAACGAGAGAGGCGAGCGTGACGCAGACGGATTCCGTTTCAAGGCTGACGGCTACAACATAGAGATCAAGAGAACTCGTCGGCCTGACGCTTTCGAGTCACTCCTCATCCGGCGGTAGGCAGTTGTGGTGGATGTGGCCCGTCTTTTTATAGACGGGCCTTATACCATTCGGGGCTACGAAATCAACAAATTCACTGAGAGGAGCGTCCATGTAGGCGTCAACGACTGACGGATCTCCTCCAATTTGTTCTAGAATTTGCCGAAGTTCCATCCAAAACTCACCGCAAAGTTCCTGCCTCCTGATCTGAAGATCTTCGTTTGTCATCCGCTGTATAACCTATATCGTAAATCTCACTCAGGTCAATGCTCCACAATTTACCGCCGCCTTGTCCTTTAGAATTAATAGGTCTGATGTTACTGTTGACTGCTCCAGCTTCTTCAAGAACTGACATCCCACGCCTGATAAACTCTAGGTTATTAGACATACCGACATTCCGACCATCATTAAATGCGTGGATTGCAACTTGAAACTCGGTTAGAGTTCCAGACCACGTCTTAAGTTCCGGTGCGCTATTCCGGCACCTCTTGCAGAAGAACTCAACAAGTTCAGCTACGGTGCTTCGGTAACTATTGTCATAAGCCGCATCAGCAATCAACGGCTCGATGTAGCTCTGGACGCCAAACCGACCAACGTCTTCAACTTCAGGGTGAACTTTATAATCCATCAAGAACTTAGCAAAATGAGGTAACTCGTCTTCAATAGTTGCTTCAAGCTGGTAGTTAGGTGGGAACGATGTCGTTGATGACTCTGATATCAGCAGAGCCATAAGCTTATCTCGGTTACTAGAATCAAGTGACGGTATTACCGACAGCGAGTTAGCGTCCATGTTCAAAGATAGCACAACACGACCTGTCCAAGGCACTGATAAAGCGTCAGCATACTTGGCTTGATACTCGACTCGTGGATTGGCCACCGCACGCTTCAACAGCTCGGTTGCACGTCTTTGGTCTTGAAAGCTGGCTGCTGAGGTCGTATCGTCAATCACCCACGATGCGACACGACCTAAGTCTTTGTTGAATTTTGTGTGACCCCCCAAGTAGTCACTCGCATCAGCAAAACCCCCCACGAGTCCGCTAATAACTTTGTTACTCAACAATGACTTGCCGCGACCTGTTGGTCCGACCAGCAGCAAAGCTTGCCCCTGTAAGGGCTTTCTTTCTACAACAGCGTAGTAAAACCTTTTCATCCATGCGTAGAAGTATTCTATAGAATCGTGCTTGCTGTTGTTTACGAATAGTTGATTGAACCAATTATGGAGGAAAGGCCAGTTGGATGGGTCTCCATCCGCAGCGGCGTCCACCGGACATAGCGTAGAGCAGTTTAGAATCCGACTACCGTTATACGATACAACACGGTCGCTTGAGAACACTACTGGTGCGATCTCATCAATCCGGTTGTTGTTACTGATTACCAGCACAGCGTTTTCTACCTCGCTGATGCTCTGACCGCGCCTAACTCTCACAGAAAAACCTGCCTGACGTAGCTCTAATAGAAGCTGATCTTTAGGTATAGAGACTGCGTTTCCGTATAGCAGCTTAAAGAATGTCTTACCGTTGAACCAATACTCGTCTAATAGGGTAGCGAGTTTCTGGGTCTCGTAATCCTTAACAAATGCCCCACCGAATATGTCGGACCAACTCATGAATCCTTTACCAGCTCTGTCGCTATAACAGACCATCCCATCTTCCACAACTTGACATCCTTCACGGTCAATACCGTCATCGATCCAGAATAAGGGTCCACGCGCTCCGACTTCAAATTCACCGAACCAGCGATTCGGGAATCGGGATTCAACCTCTTTGGCAACCACATCGATTGGGATACACGTCTCGGCAGACTCTGGCGGTTTGGATTCCGCTGCCTTCGCTATAGCCGCAAAAACGATTGAGTCTGGGAGTTTGTTACCGTGTGGTTGCCAATCTACTCCTAATTCAAAGTACTGGTTTGGTCGGAACGATGACTTATCAAATCCAGCAAACAAGCTAGAAGCTTTAATAAGCTTATCGATTGCCATGACAAAAGCCTCATACATTGATGGGTCCACAGGAATTGGATTCTCGAACTCCCATACTAGTCTAAGGTAATCGCTCTGAGTTCTCGATGACCATGTTGGTAAGGGGCTGCTGTTACACGCTGTTCCTAGATTAGCTTGGAAAGTATCCCATTTAACAGGGGCATCGTAGTCCGCAACTATCCCATGAACTATGTGGACAGGGTTATCAGACGTTACTCTTTTAGAAGGAGTTCGTCCTTCTACACACGAGTAGAACAAATGTTTTGTGTTTATGTTACTACACCAATCTCGGTATAGGGCTTTGTTCTTAAACGCTGGCTTCTTTGATTTTACTTGGCTCAAATCTTCTACTTTTGAAGTCTTTGAGTCTCTTAGGTTTTTTAATGTTCGATAGGTCATTATTTTGTATATTTATTTAAGATTTCTCCTTCTGCATCTAGCGGAATGTCGGGTATCCATTCTGGTGGGGTAGACATGATTTTAATAATTTTGTTTAGGGTTTCGTCTGCTATCTCTTCGTCACACTCGCAGACAACTTCATCGTGGACGTGGAAAATTATGTTGATGCCAGCCCTCTCAATCTGGAGCATCATATGACTAAATATATCACGGGCTAAAGCTTGTGAAGCATTTTCTGCTAGAATACCTCCCCAAAGGGTAATATGCCGCTTTCTGCCGTTGCGGTTTACTGTTACTTGATACCTAGAGCGTCCGGTATCCTCATCGTATTGCTGTAAAACAAACCCATAATTTAGGACTCTACCTGACGGTAACTCAAGCTTCAACTTAATGTCTTCATTACTCCTTAAGGCTACGCTATCTGACATCAACCCAAGACCAATCAACTTTGAATCGTAATCACCCCAAAGTTCAGGTACTTTAGAGATCTTGTCACGGTACAACGTAACAGCCTCCTTAGCCTCTTTCTTGGGCATGTTATACATCTGAGCAAACTTTTTGTAACCCGCACCATATCCACAACCCAATACAAGAGCTTTGACTTTGTGACGTAACTTAGCGTCTTCTTTTTTAAGAACGCCTTTGTCAGAGGACCACAATCCAAATTGAATCGCGAACGCTTCGTATATATCGTCAGATGCTGCTATAGCGTCCATAGTCTCCCTATCTTTAGCTAGCCAACATAATGTGCGGACTTCAATCTGCGAAAGATCTACAACGACTAATTTCTTCCCTTTAGGTGCGGTAATGAGTTTTCTCATGTTCACACCAAACATCTCATCTCGCGGTAAATTCTGTAGATTAAGGTTCCCTCCACTACCGCTGAATCGTCCGGTGTGTCCGCCGAAGTACATGAGACCACCGTAGTAGCGGTCGTCTGGCATTGTAGCGTAATCAAAGCTATCTAACTTCTTCTTAATGGAGTTAATACGCCGCCAATTAGAAACTGCTTCTACCCATGCATAAGATCTACCATGTTTTTTAATCCACTCTTGTGCATCTTTATCAGTTTTAGCCAGTGATGCTGGTGGCTCAATCCCAATCTTGTGGCATTCCTCGTCGAACGCTTTCCGACTCAGTAGTGGTTTTTCACCCGCCCAAGGGATAGCCTTTTCCGCTTGAAATAAACGTTCATTAATTGTTTCTCTCGCTTCTTTAAGTGCGTCTATATCAATGGGGATGCCTCGCTGGACTACCCGTCGATTCATGTTGCTTATACTACGCTCGAAATCAGACCATATAGGTGAGTATTCCTGCCAAAGTTTAAGACATAGCTCTGAGTCTTTTAATGCGTATTCAAGAACCTCCTTACGAAACTCTTCAGACATACCCGTCCATGTCTTGCCTGACATGTTGTCGCGAGTAGTTTTCTCGACCTCGATTCCGAAAGCTTGAGCAGTAGCTCCCTTTAGTGATCTAGGTAAGCCACATGCCGCAGCCATATCAGCAGTGCAATACCATGCCGCAGGCTTTACCTCTGGCCACCAGTTGCAAGTAACACCATACAGGTAAAGTGTTTCATCAAAGCTAGCGTTGTGGCTAAGAACAATCTGTCCTTCTAACAAAGACCAGTCAAAATCTTCAGGGTGGCCCACCCATTCATATCCATCATCACCAACGACGCTCACCATATAGGCGTCGAAGTCGTAATGGGAAAAGTAACCTAACGGGCCGAGCTTTCGGATAGAGCAGTGCTTGTCATAATAGGTCTCAAAGTCTAATGCGTATGTATTCATATAAGTTTATTTGTGGGCAGAAAAAAGCCCACCGCAAAGGGGAAAAAAGAAAAACTCTGCGGCGGGCTTGCGTCCTAGTATTAGGAATCTAGATCTAATTCTTTTTGCTCTCCCGAAACGTGGTCTAATGCTTCACGCACCACCTGCAACTTCCGTAAATTACGTTCGATCTGTGCTTTCTGGTCACTGACTTCTGAGATCATACCATCCAGCATGTCAATCTCCTCAAGGAGCAACTCACGGACTTTCTTTTCTTTTTCGTCTTCAGTCATAATTAACCCCCAAAGTTTTTGATGAATTCAAGGACGGCTTCATCTGTCTCTTCTGTAGTGGCAGTTAAGCTTGGATTGAACCATGTATATTTACCTTTTGAGAACTCTTCAGAAACAAAGTTCCATACCCTAGCACAGATAGGAGTGTTAGGATTAAAAGCCGCGCTGGTAGCAAGGATCTTGTAAGTAGTCCGATAAGCGTTCTTCCCTACGTTAATCTTACCCAAAGCATATCGGTTATCACCAATAACGAGTGAGAATGCTGTTTCATCATCATTACCCTCCGGCTGGCGGAGTAGTAATGTAATCTCAGCAAACTCAGTCATTTGATACTCTGAATCATCAGAAATAGCTTCTGACTCTTCTTTGGACCACGCGATACGTGGGACTTCATCTTCATCAAATGGGATATTCTCCCTCCAGCCTTTTTGAGCAACAACTGCAATCGCAGATATTTTTTCATTAGGGCCAGCGACCACATGTTTACGGTCAAAGACAATTGATCCAACTGGAGCATCGCCTTGACTCATCTTCTGTGATACGTTGATTCGAGGTATCTCGATATCACTGCGGTCGATTTCGATTCCGATGTTTACATTAGTCGAGAGTTCATTCTCGACTTCCTTCACTTGTTTAGCTTCTTTAGTAGCCATATTTTTATTTTATTTGGTTTACTGATTTGCGACACTGAATCGCTCCTCAGAGGTTTGGACTATGCCTGCGTCATCACAGGCGGCAAGGAAATTCTGTTGTTTTTCTCGTTTTTCTGATTTTTCTGCGTTTGCAGATACTAATTTTGAGATCTTAGTAAGTGGGAAATTTAGCTCATTAATTATCTCACTTAATTCTAGACCATGTTCTTTTGCAATCTTTACGAGCATTTCGTTGTCAGCACACTTACGTGTTCGACCCATTGATCGTAGTTTTAGGCCGTCGAGTTTATCGCCGTCTTTTAACTTGGCGAGAGTCTTTGCCTTAATAGACGCTGCCCAGTTCTCTACAATCTTTGCGATGTTGAATAGCTCAGAGAGTCTAGCTGGGTTGTCTACGTCGGTAGGGTCGATGTGTGGCAACGTGGTATCTAGTTTTTGGGCTACGCTGATAACAAGTCCGCCTAACGCAGGACAAGTATCTTCGTGCCTACAGAAACGACAATACTGAGTCGGGGTGCATTCATCTAGTTCAGGCGTGCCAGACTCCCACTTTGGGCGAATCTGTTCGCCTGCTGTAATAACACGGCTAAGGTCTTCGACAAGAGTTGGGAGGTCGTCTCGCGTAAACGTGTGGTGAAGAGTCGCGCTATGTTGCGGCACGTAAAACGCGAAGACGATCTCCTGAATCTCAGGATACTTCTGGAAGGCTCCACATGTATATGCTTTGGCCTGCCAGTTCTTATCTGGCGGATCGATAATACTGATTCCGGTTTTATAATCTGCCATGACTGCTCGGTCACCGCCTTTAAGGATCAAGAAACGGTCACAGGTTCCCCATGTCTCGGTGCCGTCCAAAGCAACCTCAACTTGGATCTCGTTTAGCTCCTCAGCGACCTCGCCGAAGTTAGTCATAAACTCCTGTTCCATTTGAACAATCTGTTCGTAGATCTCCAGCTCCTGTTCGGTGTGAAGGGCAGAAGGGTCAAAAACTTCGAGAGCCTCGTGAATTCTAGTACCCATCTCTGCGGCGGCAGACGTGCCGTCGCGGCCCTGATAAGCAGCACAGGCGGCTACATATTTTAGGCTCGACGGAGAAAATTCCGCGTGGCCTCTGTCGCTATGGTTGGGTTGTTCGCTCATGAGTCGATTCTTTTATGTGCGTTACCTCACGCTGGATATAATCACGTTTCTTGATTGTTCGGTCAATTTTGTGGTTTAGCATGTAAACCTCGTCTTCGAGTAATTTGAGGCGGATCTTCTCTGCGTCAGTCAGGTATTTAATGTTGTCGCTCATTTTGTTGTTGTCTAAACTTTTTAATTATACTGTTAACTGCATCACGTCCGAGATCAAACGAACGTGCTATTAAATCTCTCGGGTAACCCAAATCAGCTAACTCGGTAATAACGCGATGCCTAGCGTGAGAGGATTCAATTCTGGTTTGGACAGTCCTACCTTTTGGACCCCCCACATCAAAACGACTCATTACCCATTTAGGTGGTAACCCATATTGTTCTGCGTATTTTTTAATCAGCCTTGTCGCATCAATAACAATGGCTTCTTGCATCATCTTAGAGTTCTCTTTCATCTCAGAGTTCATATCTATTTATAAGTCAAGTTGTTTAAGGACTGACTTGACGACTGAAGCGATTTCAGGGTCTTCTTTGATTCTCTGGTCGAGAGACTTAGAGGCGTAAGCAATCGAACTACCGTGAGTGTAACCGTAGTAAGAAGACAAAGAACTATAAGTGAACTTAAACTTGTTCCTCAAGATGCCGACAGCGACCATACGAGGTATACAGTAAGAGTAAGCCCTACTCTTAGTAAAAATCTCGTCACGATCTATAGCGAATTCTGAACATACTAGTTCGGTCACTTTATCTATTATTTTTGTTTTGTAAGGGGTCATCCCTTTTATTTTTGTTTTCATTGGTGTAGAGTATTTAAATTATCTGACTTTTGTTCGACAACACGCATAACGTGTTCTTCTATCGAATCGCTTGCAACCAGAATCTTCTGGATGGCATCACTTTTTGCTCCGTTCCGGTGGATTCGTCCTAACGCTTGTAGGTGATCCTTGACATTGAAGGTCGGTGAGATCAACGAAATCCGTTGCCTGTTCCCGTTGATGTCGTGTAGAGAGATTCCGGTTCCGCCTGCTGCGATGTTTACGACAATAACGTGCTGCTTGTCTGCCTGAAAATCATCTATAATCTCCTGCCTTTCTTGAGCCGACTGACCACCTACAATAGCAGGGCATTTTAGCAATACCTGTAATGTTTGAGCAGTCTCAGTAAAGTTAACAAACAAAACTACACTTTGGCCTTGATCAACGTAATCCAAAGCCATGTCCGCCATATCTTTTGCCTTTAAAGATTCGGCAAGTTGCCGTGCGCGTAACAGATTAACGAGAACCCAATCGCTATCCTCAACGGTTCCGTTCTCCATGAGGTTGGTGATGATCTCTGGAGTGATCCCTAGTTCCTTATACGCCTTCGCGATCTTGGGTGCAAAGGCAAATGCTGTGGGTTCGATAAAAATACGGTTCTCTTTGAAAGAGTCGGGAAAATCATCCACCGTAAGACGTTTCACGTTCTTCCCATACATCTCTTCGTTCAGGTCAACTAATTTAGAACGTCTACGTAGTTCCCACGCGCCCCACTGATTCTGAGCGCACCCATATTGCATCATCCAACCATACCAGCTCTTGAGACCATCATCCGCTTTGTTGAGGTTGTGCAGACCTAAAGCGAATCCGATTGGGCGCATCTCAGTCGGGTCTTCG